TTGGTAAGCATAAAAATCGTTACACCTTTAGTGGAAAACATAAGAATCCTAATCGAGCCGTTAAGACCAGAAAAAAAGTAACAAAAAAGGAAAAGGTATTTGCAACGAATGTGGCTGTCGGCAAGGGAGTGGTGAGTGCTTATAAAGATGCATTTGGAAATATCCCTGATGAGAGAGCCAGGCAAAAAGGAGTATTATTACTTAAACAGGAGCGTGTAATGAAAGAAGTTGAGAAGTCTGTTCTTGACGTAGCTAAGTCTCTTGGTGTTGACCATGAGTATATTTTGAGAAGTTTTAAGTGTTTAGTTGAGAACAGTGAAGATGAGAATATAGTGCTTCAGAGTACGAAAGAGCTTGG